TAAGACGGAGTAAAACCAGTATAAATATATGGACCAAGACCATCTACTGTACCACTGGCACCATTTCCAACATATCCTCCTACTTTACAAACTCCAGGGACAGACCTAAAGCAATATGCTAATATTAGTTTACCACTATCATTGGTATTAGCACCAGTTCCCACAGTAAAAACATTTGCAGTTGGCGCAGTATCATTAAAAAAAGCAGCACTATCAGCAGCAGCACCGTTAGTATTCCAAATCAAATAGTCTGTTGCTGAAGCTGCTGCGGTACTGGTTATATATTGATGGTAAACTACCCATGATGCTTGCTCTGGTGTTAATTTAAAGAACATCACCTCTGGAATACCACCAAGTCCGTGACCCACTGTTGTTGCAGAACCAGTTCCTGTAAAAGAGACTGCTGAGAAGTGACCTGCTGCTGAGACAATAGAAGTACTAGCTGTACTTCCAGCAGGAGAAGTAGTACTCCCAGAACCCGTTACTGTTTCCCAATTCCAAGAGACATATGTATTAGTATTAACATTAACATCAGCATTACTGCCTAGTGTAAAACCGTCAGATCCAAAAGCAGTTAAAGATTCAGTATCAGTACCTTGAGCAGCACCTGACCCATCTCCATCTGCACTTGAAGATAGATACTTAGTAGTTCCCCTAACTCTATCAAAAAGCATGTGATCTTTAGAATCTGCTGACCGATCCTTAACCCAGACAAAACCGGGTTCAAATCCTGTACCTGTGATTGCCAGTCCTCCTGATCCTATGGCTGTACCATTACCTGTGTAAAGAACTGGTTTAAAATAATCTATTCCTTGATAAGTTGGTTCTACTAGTTGTGTACTGTCGAGCATTACATATCCAGCAGGAACATCGTAATCAAAATCTCCCTTTCCATTATCATCAGCATTTCCACCAGAACCGGGAGGTAATTCACCAAAATTTACTTCCCAGGTTTTAGTTGTAGTACCGCCAGCGGTGCCAAAAAAGGGTATCCAATTACCAGATGTAATACTTGATTGAATATTATTTGTACCATCAGTAAAATTTGGAGTTCCATTAATGTATGTTCCACTAACATGAAAAAAAGCCCAGTTATTGTCTAAATCAACTGCCCAGCCTATTGTTGCAGATGTCTGCTCTGCAATGGAACCAGTGTATGCAGTAGCCGTATTATCTAGTGTTCTAATTGTATTATTATCAGTATAGAATGCTAAATTTCCTGTAGCTGCGAAATAAACTCTGCCAGCAGTATTGTTATCAGCATTATAAATTCCACAGATTAAAGCTTGGCTTCCATTTGTTAAAGCACCTGTGAACTTAGCTTCCCAATAGAATTTCTTTCCTTCCACCAATGGTAGAATTGATCCAGCTTGACTAGCCCAACCAGTATTTCCATGTGCCGCAAGTTTGCTACCTCCTACACTTAACACAGGTGGTTCATCTCCTATACTTGCAGGATCAAGATGTGCAGTTAGAAAGCTAGGAGAATTTGAACTTTGTTGAGTAGCAGCAACTGTACCATTATTGGTAAAGGTATTAGGGTTAGAACTTGAGTCTAATCCGGGAGTTCCGGAGTTAGCAAAGGTTAAGATAGCACTGTTAGTATGAGTAGAAGACTTAGTAGCTCCAACGAGAGATTCCATATCTGCATTACTCTTAGGAAAAAACTGAGAACCATTTGTTCCAAATGTACCAGCATTTAAAAAATCTGTGATAGCATAGTCATCATCTTGTATAGATTTATCATCTAGGAAAATACTTTGAGCGAAAGAACCCGTAAAATGATCGGCTTGATAAATTCGACCTACTTCATAATTAGTCTTATCACTAAAGGAAGTAGACATACTCCCTCTGCCATCAGTCCCGTTCCAACTAGTTACTTCTATTCCATTCAAATATAACTTAGCTTTAGCAGTGCCAGATTGTGCTAGGTCAAAACTAGCTAAAACATGATACCATGCACTATCACGAATTAGAGCTTCTGTTTTTGAAACACCTGCTGTGGCATTGCACTGAATAACTAATCTGCCAGTAGCCTCTACATAAATACCTGTATTTGCTGTATTAGCTGTACCACTTCCTAACATCATTAAAGCTTCTTTGGTTCCTAAAGAAAGAAGTTGAAACCAAGTTGCCATGATTACTTTAGTTGTTGAATGAGTTACAGCAGAACCACCAGCAGTTGCAAAACTGAAGTAATCATCAGAACCATCTAGCCAGACAGAATTTGGAACAAGAGTTGTTTCAAACTCTGCTGCTGCTGCTGCTGCTCCCCCTCCAAATCCTAGTGATCTAAAAGTCATGGTAATTATGTATCCGTTGCTGCATTTGATTGATAGTATATCTTGATGCCGACTAATCTTGCATCACCCGACATATCATCATTTCCATCACTTACATCTCGAAGGATTTGACAGAAAAGAAGATCATTTGTAGCACCTGAACAAGCTATGTCTCCACTTGTGGCACTTACCATTAATTCTGAAGCTGATCCTTGAGAATCGTCCTGAACAACAACTGCTGTTCCATAAGCTACGTTAATATCTTCATTATCATTAAGAGCTTTTACCTGTAGTGCCCACGCAACTCCTGTTGTAGCAGCAATTCCTATCCAGTATGCTTGGAACTGAATATTTCCACCATCCCAAGATTTAGGCATAGCCACACTGAACTGAGCATGTTCATCTGAATCTTTGTCAAAATCTAAAACTTGAAGATCAGGACCGCTATTACCACCTGAATCTACAGATGTGATGTCAGCACAAGGATTTGTAGCTGCTGGACGCATAGCTTGAGCTGGAACCCAAATTGTCTCCGTACCGACTGTTTTTATCTTTGCACTATTTACCGTTGCTGCTGCTGTGGCAAGATTTACAAGACCATTTGCAGCAATAGAGATTGCACCAGCAGTTGTAGCAGATCCAAGCGTACCCGTATCTTTAATTTGAATATTGGAATTAAATGTTGCATCTCCAGCCGCTGACATATCCAAAGTTAAAGCTGTAACAGGTGATCCGCCATCATTGCCCTGAAAGACCACATCTTTGTCGCTAACTAATGATTTTACTGTCAAATTATCACTAGCCATACTTACATGACCGACATTGGTACTTCCGTCTTTAAAGATAACTTCCTCTCCTGCTGCATCCAGTAGTATATCCCCTGCAACATCCAGTGTTAAATCTCCAGAAGATAGATCAATCTCTGTTCCGTCAATAGTGATATTATCAACGACTACTCCAGCATTTGCCGTAACTACCCCATTGAAAGCTGCCGCTCCTGCTGCACTTCCATCCAATGTTAGAAAGGTTGTATCAACACTTCCATCCGTACCCTTAAAGATAATATCAGTATCATCCCCCTGTGCATCAACTGTTATATTTCCCGTGGATGTGGTGAAGTTAACTGCTGCGTCACCCGCCGCTATATCATCAGCCGCTGTAGCAGAAGTTACGTATGTCTTCATGGCAGATGCGGGAACACTCTTCATCGTTCCACCATCATTCATGATAACACCATCACCATTAACAATTGTGATAGACCCTCCAACAGATGTACCGCCATCAAGAAGATTGAGTTCAGCAGCAGTTGAAGTTACAACTGTACCAGCCAGAGCTAAACCATTTGTCCCATCGTGTGAGGCAATATCAAAGTTATAGGCACCGTCTCCAAATGTTGTGTTACCAGTAAGTATAAATTTATCTGTACCGTCTTCATCATACTCAAGTGATATATCTTTACCTGTACCAAAGTACAACTTCTTATCATCAGCAATCGTAACGTCACCGCCACTAATTAGTAAAGCATCAATTCCATCTTCATCATATTCAAGAGACACATCCTTGCCAGTACCAAAGTACAACTTCTTGTCGTCTGCAATCGTAACGTCACCGCCAGCGATTAACAGCGTATCTATACCGTCCTCATCGTACTCTATGGATACATCCTTGCCAGTGCCAAAGTATAATTTCTTATCATCTGCAATGGTGACATCGCCACCACCAATCAACAGTGTATCTATACCGTCCTCATCGTACTCTATGGATACGTCTTTCCCAGTGCCAAAATACAGCTTCTTATCATCTGCAATGGTGACATCGCCACCAGCGATTAACAGGGTATCAATACCATCCTCATCGTACTCTATGGTTATATTTTCATCTGTTCCAAATATAAGTTTTTTATCGTCAATTATTTGCACATCATCAGAAAATCTAAATTGATCTTCATCTTCCATCCATGAAAGTACACCGTCATTGCTATTTGCATTAAATGTAAGAACTATATCTGTATCGTTTCCACCGCCTATTGTTATGGCGTCAGCAAGAAGTGCAGCTATTGCACCACCTTCCCCAGCAGTTCCATCATGGCTGTGACCACTTGTCCCAAAGGCACTCAGAATTGCATCAAATTCATTATTGGAATCTGAAGCGTCGATGGTATCTCCATCACTAAATGAACTCTGTCTTGCACTGTAAGCTGTACCCATTGTTTTTACATCCTTGTTCCGGGGGTAAATTCTAGTTGAAAACCTTTAAGTGTTACTGGAGGATTGCTGGAAGTATCGTCTATTTTCACAACCGCTGTAAATCCACTTCCCTCAATTGATTGACGCACAATGGGAAAACCATCTGAGCCATAAGTAGCTGTACCGTATGCTCCTGATCCGTAGATAGCTTGCGTACTTTGTGTGGAAAGAGTATAGTTAGCAGGTTGGGGTGTGTCCGGATCTTCAAAATCAAACTTTACACCAAGAGCTAAACTTACCGCTCCTTCCGCATCGTAGTTTACATTTATACGTTGCATATTCTTACGAATACCTGCATCTCCAAGCGTCAAATCAGGTGAACGATAACTTGCAGCAATATTTGTACCAGAAAAAGTATTTCCACTTTCTTGCTTGTATACGTACCCGTCAAACCCGCCATGAACAATTGTCTCAATGTTGCTTATAAAATCAGAGTCGGCACAGGAAGGCTTAACTCCTTTTGTTTCTGCCCATTCCCAGCCAACTTGTCCTTGAGGATTTGCTTTAATAACTCCAATTATACCTTCACTTGAAACTTCTGTGCCACCACTTGTAGGTCGAAAAAGTCTATATTGGCTTTTTTCACGAATAACAACAGAACTTATACGATCAAGAGATATACTTTCAAATCTCTTCTGTATTGGTTTTGAAATTGCACCAAGCTCAACGTCACCGATACGAGCAGTACCCTGCACAGTACGAACACCATCTGGACCAAGAAATACAAGATCACCTCCTATTTCCTGAATACTGAATCCGTCAAGACAGCCAAGACGACGGGAAACAAGAGATATTGCAAAGTTGGCAGTACCTGTCCCTTCCAGTTTAAAAATACGATCCCGACAGAAGACAAAAAGACTATCACGAAACACTTTAAGTCCAGTTATGTCATCATCGACTTTTATTGTCCCCGCTCCGCTTCCACTTGCATAGTTATCCTCATCAAAGGGGACAGAGAAGGTGAGCTGTTGGGGTGTTCCGGACATTCCTGCAAAAAACATATGATTTTGATAAGATGCAACATACTGGGCATTGGTTGGTACACCAGTGGCACTCACAGTTGAAATTGAAGTTCCCGATATAATTCTAGGATTATTTGCTCCATTGACCATAATGAGCTTTTCGGTATTTTCGTAGTTGTATCTTTCAAAGCTGCAACGTCCAGAAGAGGTTAACCCAGTTTCCATATTGGTCCAAGATCCACCTGTTCCATATGCAATTGTTCCATTTGAAACAGCATATACGCGATCACCATAAATAGCAACGCCTTGAACAGTATTTGAGCCACTGACTTGAGAAGATGAATACTTCGCTGTACCACTTAACCTCCTGTAACCACCTCTTACTGATGGTTCAAAATTACGCAACGTAGTTGCTGCTCCGGGCGGCATGGAATACACATCTTGGTCAAGCATAAGACCGCCGGATGTTGTAACAATACTTGAGGTAATTTCTTGTGTCATGGTGATGTGTTATATAACCTCATTCCAGCAGGATAGAAATAATCCTTTGTATTTATAAGTTCAATCCTCATACGAGAAAGACCCTCTTTATAGTCTTTTTCCGAGAGTTGTGCGGCAGGTATGTTTGCACGTAAAATGTGACAGTAATACTTACCTCTATTTACAATGACATCATCGTATCGGGAAGGCAGATCAGGGCTATCGCCATGCACACTTAAATCTGTATGAGTTTTGTAATATTCATAGCGAACACTAATAGTACCACGATCTGGTATTGGTGTTAAACCGTACTTATCATCGAATGTTTCATATACGTATTGTGGTATACCAAATTGATCAGAATCTGTTGGATTTAAATCACGATCAGAAAACTTATCCAGCCACTCATTGTACGATAGAAAAGTTAATTTCTTTGGTGCCATATTTTCTGATACTTCTACATTGTCCACATCATAATTAGCAGATGCGGAATTTAGAAAACCAACATAAGTTGTAGTAGTGGTTGCAGAGAAAGTAACGGTGTGGAACTGTCCGTCTCCAAGATTATCGATGGAGAGGGTTTGTGTGGATATTTGTGTTCCACCTGATCCTGTACCAATGTTTAAAGTAATATCGCCGCCAAAGGTTCGACAGCGAAGAACGTACTCTTTATTTACCACAGTACTAAAGGACTGTTCTGCTCCCGCAGCATTAAGTCTCAATCTTTCTGAAGCATTGGCAGGAGTACCAGTTGTTGTACTCCAGCTAGTAATATTTGAGGTAAATGTACCGTTGGTTATCAGATCACTGGGTAAAAGAACAAATGTATTCATATTGGCTTTTCGTGCATCACTTTGAAAACCATATTCCTGTGTTCCTGCTGTTAATGAATCCGTTTGATCACTGTGTATAAACGGCCATTCAACTTCAGAATTATAAACATCGTGGATACTTTTATTCACCATATTTTTTGCAACAGTCTGTATACCTCTTGAACTGGTAAAAGTACCAGAAGTAAGTTCCGGTTCATTAAGTTCATTCAGTATCCGGTTTGTTAAAACAAGAAATGTAGCCATTATTTGTCCTTTGTATTGTAAGAATACAGTGTGAAGAAGCGCTTCTCCACACTGTATATTTCTTATTTATTAGGCGAAGGTAACCTTCTGCGCCTGACTGCCACCAAGATCATCGTAGTGAGCAGCAATAGCCCAAACACGGATAACCGCATTTATAGCTCCTGTTGCAACAACCACGTCAATAGTGTCAGCGGCAATATAGTTACCAGTCCCTATTTGTGTAGTACCCATGCTTGCCGCACCAGCAAAAGCACGTTGAGGTACTAGGTTTGTGTTAGCAATAGTTTGTGCCGTAATGTAGCGATCAACATCTGCTCCATCTCCAAGCGATACTGTTCCGCTGTTCCCAGCAGTGTCAGCAGTCATCACTTCGATACCAGTAGAAACAACCCACGTATTCGCGGGAAGTTCGATACATTCAAACACATCGTTTGCAACGTTAGTTGTAGAACTGAAATCCACAACCACGCTGAGTAGTTTAACATCGACAGCATTGGAAGAAACACCAGTGCTGCCACCACCTGAAATAGTGTATGTAGCCATTTTCTAGTACTCCTTTCCTTAACTATCTAGATCCATCAAGCCTTTGAATACGGCCTTGAAGCCTGTGCCGCTGCCCTTAAGAACTTTACGTCCAAAAACGTGAAGTCCACGAACAACATCAGCAAAGCTATCAGGGTCGCGTATCACTTCTGTTTTAGCAATATGAGAAGCAGTAACAACTGCACTCTTATGCCCGAACAGAATCACGGCGTGACCGGAAGTTGCAGACGAACCGAATGTATGTGCCGCCGCTGAACCCACTGATGAGACAACGAGTGCATTGCTTTGGTACATATCGAAACCGTGCAATGGACGATCAGTAACTTTACCGTTAAGCAAAGCACTTGACCCGACTACGGACGTATCCATAATCTTAGAGGAAGCTCCACGGAGAACTTCGTAGAACTTGGGCGGTGCCACAAGCCAGCGATTTTCTTCGGGAACATCGTTCTCATCCAAGTTACGAGCTGCTTGAGCAACAAGGTCGGCAACCTCATCACCTGTATTTGCAGACGTAGCTTGAGTCGCAATGGTTCCAGTTGGAGTAGCAGCGTTATCATAAATGTCTTTAAGAACATTATAATCATACGCTTTCTTCAAAGTGTACGCACCGGATGAAGTGGCAAGCGCCTCAAAATTGAGGTGACTGTGCCTCTCTTCGATGTCGTCTACTTTAAAGGCAAAATAATTGCCTTGATCAACAGTCAATTGGATCTGATCGTCTGATAGATCTTCAGTGTTGACTGTCGTACCACGAGCATACGAGCGAACCGTAATGGAAGGCTCTTTGATGATGTTCACGGTATCGCCAAAGTTCTCAATTTCACCAGCATAATCGGTATTGGTAACAGCTTCAGCTACCGATGCACGACGGAAAAACTTGAGAACCTTTTGGCTATAGATGGTAGGTACGAAGTTACCTGACGGTAAGTTCTGATACCCACCTGCGCGAGTAAAAGCCATCTTAGTCTCTCCTTTGTTAAGAGTTACAGAGTATCAACAACACGTCCTTCTCTAGACGCAGCGTCGATATCCTTTTCAAATTTTTCAAATTCCCACGGTTTTAAGCGGGAGATTTCATCCACAGTCCAGATTTTTTTATCTGATCCTATTGTATCTAAGCCTCTGTTTGATGCTGTTCTCGTGACAGCTTCCGCTGCACGTTTGTTACGTTTAGAACCAGATCTAGACTTAGTGGTTGTTTGACCGACATCAGCTTTGTACAGATCTATCACTCTTGCGGCCCAACGAACATCAGTATTATTGTGATAAACACCGTCTGAGATGCTTGTTGGTTGTTCTTCAAGCCAAGTAATAAAATTCTCGTCAGTTTTAAGGTCTTCAAAATCAGGATGCATCGAAAGAAGTTGTTTTTCCGCTGTTGCGCGTTCAGCTTCCACTTCTTTTTCTTTCAAATTTTCAAGACGCTCTTCTACTTCCTGTATTCTATCATTAGCTTTTAGTGAAGAGATTGTTTCGACCACATCATATACGTCCGGATACTGACTACGGAAGTTTTCAAGTTCTTCCGCTGTTTTTGGAAGCTCTTCAATACGGGGAGTGGGTTGTTGTGTCATCTTGACTTTAGCTTCAAGAATTTCACGGTTTTGCTTCCACTCATTTAACTTTGTATCGTAGTGCCTTTTAAGATCGTCGTATCGTTTCTTATAATCGTGATCTTCTTTTTGAATGACTCCGTTTGTAAGACGTGGAGTAGCTGCCTCTTCTACGGCAGGGTCCAGTGTATCTTCATCTGGATCATTCAAGTGCCTTCTATACTCATTTTCGTATGGGGTAGGCTCAAGTTGTTCTTCTGTACTTTCTTGTGTATCAGTCATATTGATCTCCTTTATCTCCGGGGCCGAAAATATTCGGGTAGCCGTGCGGAGGAGTAGTTAGATGCGGGGCCGAAAGTATTCGGGTAGCCGCTCGGTAATGAAGCGTTTTAATAGCTCCAAACTGTTGGTCTTGGACGCCCCTTCGCCGGGGGCATGTTGTCCAAGTGTATAAATCTTCCATTCATTATGCCATTTTGCTTAATGCCAATTCCTGTCATTCCGTTATTTTGGGCGCATCTAATCAGGTCAAATGCGTCTTCCAAGAAAACAGCTATATCTACAGCGCGACCATGCAGGTGCGGTGAACCTTCTGCACCGCCAATCTTAGCATTGTATTCAGATTCACGATAACCGGATGTAACGTGCATGGGGCGATCAAATTCTTCTCGTGTTGAGATGAGTATATTCATAAAGTCTTCGTCCATGCGGCATTCTTCACAGCCGCACTTGCACTGAAGTTCTTCTTTTGTGAAATATTCCCAATTCTGTGTCATTATTTATTACCTAACATATTTTGTACATCCGATATAAATCTATCAAAAACTGAAGAAGAAGAAGTAATCTCTGGTTTTCCCTTTTTTAAAATGTTTGAATCTCTTAAAAATCTATCAAAAGATGACATTTGATATCCTCCACCCCATGAATCATCAAGATTAAAGGACGTATTTAAAGGAGGATTTGTAGGACTAAGTCCACCCCATCCTTCAAAAGTAAGCGGCTTTAATTTTTTTGGAACTTCCTTAAGAGGCTTCTTATCCTTTAAACCATGAGGATATTCAACTGATGGTGAAGGAGGAGATACAATGGGTTCTGAAACCTTTAAACCATGAGGATATTCAACTGATGGTGAAGGAGGCCATGTAAGCGAATCTATATACTGTTGCTTTATTTTATCTGGGTGATTACTCATGTCTATCGGTGTATTCCGACTAATGCTAAGGAGTGTTTCATTAAAAAGTTTAAAATTGTATGGTTTTAAACCCGGATGATTCTGTTTATTTCCAGCTAATGTAAAAAATTGATGCTGAGTATTTCCATCCTTAAAATCAGTTATAGTTGGAACAATATCTCCAGCAGCTAGTGCTTTCTTAAACCAGTTACTTCCAGTTTTACCTGATGCAGGTGGATTATAATACCATAAAGCTCCTCCCGTAAGATCTTTTAAAGTACCATCTTTTATTCTAGGGACAATATTCTTTAAAACATACTGAAAATTTTTACCTCTACTTTTTGGCTCTTTTATTAACTTTTTAAATCTGTGAGTGTTTATTGCTGAAAATTGAGCTATTTTTTTATTAAATTTAGGCAATTCATATTCTTTATATATTATGTTTCTCAAATTAGAACTCAAATTAGAACTAAAATTAGCACCAAATTGTGCGTCTTTACTTTTATGTCTATTTAAAACAACACTTCCTACATTCCACATACCCATAGGTCCGAGATTATCTGCTTCAACAACAAGAAGAGCTGCTAATTCTATGTCAAGTATCTCGGTTTTGCTCATAAATTAACTACCTGATCTGAGTAGAAGACCGCCTGATGCTTGTCTTGCAACAAGACCACCACCACGCATATCAATAGGTTCGTCTTTCTTTAATCTCTGTGGACTCTGCAACGGGCTTCCCTGCTTTGCTGAATGCAGTGTTTCTCTCTGTTTTTCTACAGAACCTCCTCTTTGCATCATCATGCCCTGTTGCGGTGGCGGCGGCGGCATCATACCCTGTTGCGGCATCATGTCCTGTTGCGGTGGAGCAGCCTCTGCCATTTGCTGTTCTTGTGGAATCTGCATGGGTGGAGCCTCTTCAGCGGCTGGCGGCATAAAGGCTTGCTGCTTGTCACCACGATCTTTTTCAAGCTGTGCGCGAAGTTCAAGACCTTTCTCCCGATACGTTTCAAGGCGCTGTAAACCAATATATTCTATAAGTTCTTTAGGAATGCGATATTCCATATTAGAAATCTTAATAGGCACATCAGCAGCAGGATCAACACCCTCTATTTCTACACCGTCTGCCTGTGCTTGTTTCATTGCTTTTTTTACTTCAATATTGATATTATTCAAACCAATGAAAAGAACAGATTCATAGGGAAGTATAAAATCACCTTCTTTAGCTGTTGTAGGTACGTCATCTTCTATGGATTCTACACCTTCTATCGGCATATCTCCCGTAGGCTCATTTACAAGGCCCGGATCTAGGGGTGGAGCTTCTTCTAATTGTTGAGGATTCATTAATGCCATTACTTAATTCCTTATGCTGCTAATTTGTGTGTTCCAAATTTTCTATTGTATTCATCTTGCATACTTCCGGCAGTTATTACGCTCTCTTTAAAATTAAAGGACTCAGGCGCACGTACCGCTCTACCTCGTATTGTTCTCATGCCATCTGCTATATAGGTGTAGTTATTTTGAGTTTCAAAAGTATATGTAATTTGTTTACTTAGATCTTCTTGAGCAGGACGAATAGTGTGGATCTTAATCTTCTTTCCATTGTAATCCATTAATTCATCACCTTCATTTAACCACATAACCAATGTCGCCGTGCCATCTCCTTTAATCATCCATTCCGTTCCAGAAACCATAGAGTCATTTAAGTACCAGATATTAGAATTTCTGCTTACCTGTAAAGAGATAATCGGTTTTGGCTGTAATACAGTTGTCCACCGTCTTACTTTATTATCTTCGGGGAATGACATAACAACATCCCCTATTTCTAGATCTTCAATATTTTTATGAGAATAATCACCCATTAATATTTTTGTACCCGCAACCCAGCAGAACGTGTCTCCACTCTCATCATCACCCGAATCATCCGTTTCTCCATTTGGTAGTGTATCATCGAGTTCATCCTCACCCTCATCTGGGGGTAGAGCATCGAGTTCATCTGCTCCCTCTGGTCCTTTAGGATTTCCAAAGCTTGGGGGATCAGGATAGTGTTTCATGAAATCCTTAGCTTTCGTTCGGGCCTCAAGCTGTGCTTCAACATCTGCTATATGCAGCATATCCGCTACAACCCCTGCCATTTGTCCGGATAAACTATTAAATCCAAATAATTGTAGTACCCAGCCAAGAAAAGGAATATTAGTAATTAAAGCTTCAGGAAGACTAACTAATTTTTGTCCACCATACTCGTCTTTCCAACCCCGATCTAATTCTGACCAAGCATAAAGTGTTCCCAACGCTCCCAAAGCACCAGACAAAACTAAGGATGCTGGACCTGTTAATCCTGCTACTTTTCCAATTATAGATCCTACATTTCTTGCAGCGGCTGCTGTACTTCCTGTTTTTCCGGGTTGGCCCGTACTCTCAGTACCCTTAAAAGCTACGTCTAATAGTCCACTTACTGGTATTCCAAATGCATGTTGGGCTACTGACTTAGCACCCTGTGCAAGTACATCTTGAGGGTCGTTCTTCTGTGTGGCAAGCATCGTAGCTAGTTTAGCTATGTCTCCTGCATATGGTATATCGAACTTCTTTCCCGCAAACTTTGCCGCAGATGAAATTGTCTGTGGCAAATTCCCCGATAAGGCCGGACCTACAAGGCGGCCAAAGTCTCCAATTTTCTGGTTCCCTGAGAGAAAACCAATAGCAGTAGCAGCAGGTCCAACAATCTTTGACACATTTAGATTCGTATGAAATGGATCTAACAAATCTGAAAAAGTCTGTTTATCAGAGCTTGTACCAATGATATCTAGACCTTCTGGGATATCTAGACCTTCTGATCCCATAAAGTCAGATTGAGCTTCTTTAATTCCAGACGTTTTTTCGTCTATTCGACTAAGTATATTTTTAACGGGATCTTCAATCAGAGCTAAAGCATTCCGTGTAATTGTATACTCGTCGTCTGGGGTTAATTTTGACGGTGGAAGACTCCTAGAAAGAGCGCCAGTGAGGCCAGCTTGCTCCATTGTCTCTTTTAAAGCTGTATTTTCAAATAAAGGATTATCAAAAGGATTAGACTTCACTGGTGCAAATTGTTCAATAGCTACTTCTTGATGCCCTGCTCCTATATTTAATTCTTGATTCTCTGCTCCTTGCGGGAGTCCAAATAATCCCCTAAATTGTTCAATTGCAGTTTCATTAGTCGGATTCTCTGGCATCCACTTTAACCGATACCTTGAGTTTCACCAGTGTTTCCAGTAAAGCCAGCTTCCCCTGCAATCGGCGCATCTCCAATTCCGATTCCACCACCACCAACTGCCGTTGCATCATTTGGGCCAACTGTTGCAGGTAATCCTCCAGCGGCTCCCATGTTTCCGGGTTGTTGACCAACGGCAGGAGCTTCTTCGCCAGTTGTCGTTGCATTTAAACCTCTCAATACTTCTGCAAAGATTGCAGCATCATTTACATCATTTACAAGAAGATCCGGATCAATATCTTGACTTATTGCAAGTTCTCTTACGAGATTTGGAATCTTAATAAAAGGTGCCAGCATAGGATTTGCTACGGTTTGTAAAAGAGCAGTTAAACGCTGACTTCGAACTTCCTTTTGTATGACTGCACTGGTTCCACGGGGCTTAATCTCAAGATCTCCATGTATTTCCAGCATTCTGTCATTAAACTGCATATTCCATTGAAAGAAAGCTTCACCCATTGGCTTTAAAAGAAAGTCATCAATATTCTTAATCACAGTCTTGATACTTAGACCTGCACTGGACATTAACATACTAAGTCCTGCTGCTGTACGACCTGTTCCCGTTACTCCCGTTTGACCGTGCGTTATACTTGGGATTCCTGTCTGCTCATCTGCAAGCTGTCGGGCCTTATCGTACATCTGTATATTCTCTCCGGCAGTGTTGGGAAACTTAAGACCATTGATTGCTGTTCCTGTTACACCCGACTGTCTGCGGAATACCTTGCCCGGATACACATCGTACGATTGACCCGGAACAAGCTGTGTTTCATCAATATCAAAGACTAGATTGCCAGCAAGTGCTAAGTTATCTATAGCCATGCGTACGTGACCATTCATAAGAAGCTGGCTATCTTCCATATTTTCTGCTACACCTACACCGAATATTTGATAAGGATTAAGTTCAAAGGGAAAAGAATAAAAGGGAAGGCGTGTAGGAAGAAATGGATTGGTTACAATGCGAAGTATCTGATTACCGCAAATCCAAGCATTTACTTGAATGGAGTTTTCATTATCCGGTGGTATCTCAAGACCAGCTTCTTCTGCCAACTCTGTATCCACAATACCCCAGTATTCCAGAACTTCATAACGGTGTCTTTCATTTTGTGTATCTTTTTCATTATTGTAGAGTGTACTTTCAAAATAACGTTCTGCATAGTTTGGGCCTTCCTCCAATACGGCTTCTATAGCTTCCGGAATAAAATATGGACGCTTTAATAAGTCTCGAAGCTGCTCACGATTAAAACGATGTCTTTGAATTACATATTCACAATCCTCTGTAGAGGTTGCGGAAGGATCAGGATAGAAATCCCAGCAGCTTACTGACTCAATACGTGGAACTGTACGCTCATAAGGTTCGTAGGTCTTCTCTCCCCCTGTTTCATTGGATATCCAGTTATGTATGGTCTTGCTATAATTGAATGGGCCTTTGATTATACCTGTTCCTAGAAGACTGCATTCAAACAGTGCATGGCGCATAACTGTCACAGCATTGGTATCAAGAAGCTGATCTTGGATGCACTTTTCAAGGTGTCTGGCGGATTCTCTGGCTGGAGCTATTTGTGGACCTCCGATACGAGACGGTCCTTCTTGCAGATTTGCTCCTTCGTATCTTTCTTCTAAACCGCCAAGAGGAGTTGCTTCTGTTGCTCCGGGTTGAAGTTCTCTTCCGTCACCCGGAAAACCAGCAGGATCTTGAGGAGGTTGCGGTGAAACATGTGCAAATTCCACAATACCCTCTGGAACAGGTGTAGACTCTACTGAAATGGGAAATTTATTCTGAGAGAACAGTATATCAATAATCTGACCGTAAGCAGCAAGAACTTTAGTCTTGGTAATCTTTATGAATACCTGACTACGCTCATTCTCACGATACTGTGTAGATGAATCGTATATCCCGCGATAATTTTTGTAGGCTTTTAGCCATCGCTCTTCGTCAGGCAAGCGTCCCGTTTCCGCATCTTGAAATCGGGACTTTACTGTTCCAACGAGTTTATACTCGTCTTCTTGATCCATTTAAGGATTCCTTTAGCTATGAGATGATTTTGATGCGAGACTTCCGAGTACTTTGGAATCTACATGCTTACTTCCCTTTGTCGAGGGAAAGCTTTCCGGTTTCCAAGCATTCATATTTATCTTCATATTAAATTCAAGCTTCTCACGATACAGAGCATCTTCTTTAGCATCCGATGTCTCACCGTGTTTGATTGATTTTGTAATTTCGCTTGATTTATATAGATCTTTATTTCCGTATGGCATAGTGTTGTCCTTTCATTGTATTAAGCAATAGAGGATGGTGGTGGTGGTGTGAGTAGTTCATCCATCTGAAATGATACTTTATCATCATCGGGTATTGTTTGTGGAATTTCAGGTCCGATTGTACTTTCTACAGATTCATCCACAGGTGCGGCGGGTGTTCCTATGTCAAGTTCATATTGATCCCCTTGTCGTCTTTTTATATGTTCCTCTTGAGCTTTCGGAGTAAGAGAATGAAATATTCCTGATCCTTCCGTTGGATAATCCCCTCTTTCTTTAATATCAAGTGGTAATCTTCCAGCTAATTTTCCAATTGACGAAGGTGTGGGCCATCCTGCTGCTGCAAGTGTACCTTCACCTACCATTTGCAAAATTCTTAATAACTTCACACCTGCATTATCAGGATCATCTTTAGAGTCTTCTTGTATTTCCCGTACTTTTTCCGCAAATGCTAATGGTCCACCCACTTTAGTGAAAGCTTTATATAATGCAGATCCTATTGGCACATTGTCTATTTTATTTTTTATGTCATTTATAACTTCGGGAATTATCTCAGATAAATTTTTGCTAACTAGTTTCCCCGCTCCTTCTTTAACAGCATCCTTTTTAATTTGTTGCCAATCATCAAATGGATTCTCAAGTGTTTTCCAATTAGGTTTTTCCCAATTTTCAGCAACTTCAATAGTTTTCTGTATAGTTTGTACCGTTCTCGCAGTAGATTCCACATTTTGTTGCTCTGAATCATCTTCAATTCTTGATAATATATTCTCTATATTTTCAGAACTAACTTCTTCTTTCCATCCTTTTTCATACCGTTGCAACTCTTCTATAGAACTTATATTACGCTTAGTTATAAAAGAGTCTATCTGTTCATTAGTGAGTCCTATTCCTTCAGGGCCTAGATATGTTTCTAAATCAACTCTTTTAGCCAAATTTTCTTGTTTTTGTTCTAATCGTATGCGATCTGCTTCACCTAATCTTTCTTTATCTTCAACTACATCTTTTAAAAGATCTGGATTTATATTAAAAGATTCATCCAGCAATGTTGAAGCATGAGGAACTTCTCTCTGTCTTTTTTCTCTGGCAACTTCCATAAAAGCCTCTAAAGAAAGTCCCTGACCCGTAGTAACTGGTCCTTTTTGAAATTCATGTCCTCTAAAAGATAAATAGTGACTAAGACCCGTTGACCCCGCCGAAGATTTATGACCAAGAACGCTATCAGCTATATGTGTTGTTCCCTTTGGGTCTTCATAGATTGACGTGAATAGATTATCTCTGAAAGTATTATGACCCATTCTAACAGCTACTTCAGTACCATCTGGTTTCAGTTCCAGAAAAGGAGTTGTTTCTTTTGTTCGTTTTCCGCCCTTCATTATATGATACCATCTGTCTTTTTGAGGAATGACCTGTTTAAGTTCATCCATAACTCTCTTAATATAGTTTTGCTGAATGGCTTTAGTATTTGGAAAAACTGACTCCCATCCCAAACTTCTTGCTGTTTTCACGGCATCATCTAGAGCAACATAAAGCACAGGATGTAATGGATAAATAGTGGCTACACCTTTATTAAAAATACGAATAGAACGTAATTTAGGATCAAGAGAAGTAAATCTTCCTTTTGATGATTCTTCCGACATCTGATCATATTCAACTTGCTCTGCATCTCTTACTATGTTCAGCTTTTTCGGATCTGTCGTTAGATATTGAAGTTCAGGAAATCTAAGTCCGGCATGTGTCGTTAATAACATATGAGTTTTAATGATATTTTCAGGAATATCAAAGGTTTTATTCCCTTCTTTTACTTTTAGTGATGTAGTCTTCTTATACGTGTTAAAAATAGCTTCATTCATTTTTTGTGAAGAGGGTAAAAGTGTAATTACATCTTTTCCTCCTCTTTGCTGAAGAGCAAAACCAATTGTTTCAAAAGGAAGCTTTTTCCCTTTCGGAACTTTAGACCTAATTGATTTTGGAATACTTTTTGATATATTTTTCTTATTCCAAATCTCAAATTTACTTGGTCCACCTCCTGTTGCCTGTTTAATTACTGCATTTAAAGCGAGTCCTAAATTTCTTTTTGTACTGGCGGTAAACGCTATAGTCCCGCCTTTAGTTTTTGTACCAAACAGAACAGGCTCATGTGTGAAAAGAGTATTGAATACTGTTTCTTTATTAAAATCTTCCAAAGAAAGAGAGTCTATATCCCATTCCTTATTATTAATCTTCACTACTTTACTCAGCTCTTCTAAAGCTTTCATATGTCTTCTATATTTGTCTTCTGAATCCCATGTAGAACCCTTCTTGCCCTGTTCCCGATGCTTGTGGGCAATATAGTCCTCAAAAGCATTTCTAACAGAGTCAGGTTTATCTACAAACGCCATGATTACGTTTTCTTTCGTTGAGCATTTATTATTTTTTGTATTGTCGCTAATTGTTTTTCCTGTTGAGCAAGATTAAGTTCAGCAGAGGATTCAGCTTTACGTACTGAGCCGCCAGTAGCATATTTTTTTTCAGATTGAGGTTGTATTGGTTCATTTCCGTACTCGGCAGTTCCGCCGCTGTCTGTTGTGGAGTGTAGAGGCATTATAATCATTGTTTTAATATCCAAATGTTGTGTTAATGGGTTGGTAGGATTGCTGCTGCTTGATGGAGTGGAACATAGAATTAGTTGCATAGCCAGTCTGACGTGTCATACACAGGTATCTAAGAGCATCGTACGCGTGGTCATCTGCTTTTGTGTCCACATCCTCAGAGTTAGTCTTGGACAACGGCAGAGTCGGCAGTGTACGCACCAGATTAGTACATGTGCCAAAGACTCGTAATCCGGGTTCCCCGCCGTCAGGAATACTTAGACGACGATGGACCTCGATTTTCCCGGCTATGCGATTCCTGTCTGCTGGTACAAATCTTGCACCATTGCGGATCATTGTCTCTGCTATACTGGGTCCAGTACCGTGTTTTGACCAGCAAGATCCATCCAGAACAGTCTGTGTCATTGGGGGATCATCATATTCAAGTGCCAGTATCAACTCCGCTATACTTTCTCCAGTGTGTCCTTTTTCGTAAAGTTCTCTGTATATCCAAAGATTGTTGTCCCAGTCTACAGCACCCCAAAGAACACAACTAGGACTACTATATCCGTAATCCATTGCGCGTACACGGGGCCAATTGTAGGGAAGCTCAAACGGTTCAACAACATGTACAGTTCTGTCAAATTCACTAAATGCTGCTCCTTCTGCCACATCCCAGTCACCGTCCAGTAATCTTCGTCTTTCTACTTCCGGAAGACTGAGAAGCATCGATTCATATTCTCCGGACTCTGCCAGATAAGGATTGTCTGTTAGTCGGGCGGGTATGAACCTCCGGTGGAATAGTGGCTTTTTGGTTTTCGGATTGCGTAGTATTCTTCCGGTTTCCGGGTCCACTGCCCAAAAAGATGTGTTAGGAACAGCAGGATCAATAAACATCTTCTTAATCCACCAGCCACCCACACCGCCGGGATTAGCAGAAGCTCGCATATAAGTGTCGATGCTGGGGTCAGTCGTACGTAACCTGCTTCGCAAGTACGTCCAGACGTAAGGTGACGGATAATGCCCAAGTTCATCTATTCCTATCCATGTAAATGCCTGTCCCTGATATCTTGTTACATCGTGATCTTTATCCACGTAGCTGAAGAGGGCTGTGGCTCCGCTTGGAAACATCCACGTAGATTTTGATTCTCTGAATACAGCTCCGGTAAAAGCACGGGGATAAATCTTACGAGATTGCTCTATCAGATCTGTGAGTTCTGCAAGTGTTCTTCTTAGGAGAAGTGCTTTATGATTCGGGTTATCTGCGTAGCGCAAGAGGTCCACCAGCATTGCGTAGGACTTGCCGCCTCCTGCTGCTCCTCCGTATAGTACTTCTTTCTCCGGTGATGCCAGAAAGTCTGTCTGTGGACCATTATTCGGCTTGAAGATGAGTTCCGTGTCTTCCTGTAGCTGTCGTCGCACAGAGGAAGGTAATTGATCAATAAGCTTACCATCGAGTACTCCACCATTTTCAGCGATACGATCTGATTTCTGTATTGCTTTAGATTTTATATTCAGATTTTTAAGTCTTTTCTCAGCTCTCTTAACTTCCATCCTATTAGCTGTAATCTTTTTCTGCTCTTTTACTTTCTTTTCCTGCACCTTTGAATATTGGTAGCGTCCTTTTTCTCCGGGTTTAAGAGGAGGTCGCCCTCGTTTTCTAGTTGTAGAAGTGGTCATTAAGATTCATCACGCCTTTTTTTTAGTACGTTTCTTTGTTACCTTACCACCGCTTGCTTTTCTCTTAGGATTTTTCTTTGTTACCTTACCACCTTTACCAAAATCCATAGATTTTTTTTGCTTAGATTGAAACTCTTGTTCCTCTGGACTTTTAGCACCGGGCGAAGCCAGCCTTTCTGTCCCTTGCCATACTTTAATTTCTTTTTTAGTTATATTAGCCAGTATTTTCTCTTGTCGTTTTATATTTCTTTTGCTTTTTTCTATTTCTCGTTGTGCTGCTTCTGCCGGAGTCTCATTTTTTTTTCGTAATTCTAATCCCATAATTCTTCTCCTTACCTCTTTCTGGTAGACTTTCCAGCCTTGCTAAGTGCAATGGCTATTGATTGTTTTTGTGGACGACCTTCTTTCTTTTTTAATGTGCGAATGTTATTAGAGATGGCCTTCCTGCTTGATCCTTTCTTAAGGGGCATGATAATTCTTTCAAGAATAGTACGGATTAGTTACTTCACCGAACTCTGCTTCAACCAAACGTATCTTGTCGGGAAAATAATGAAGGAGCATATTCTCAACTCCCCCTTTTAATGTCATCTGGCTCATACTGCATCCAGCACATGATCCTGTCATTGAGACTGTTACGATACCGTTAACATGATCCATTTCTTTAAATTCTACTTTTCCCCCGTGCATGGCTACAGACGGCTGTACTTTTTCTTCCAGCATAAAGGAAATTTCCTTCTCAAGTTTTATACGGTTATCCTTTTTAATAAATTTAAGAGAATTAGGAAGCATGGTTTCTGTACGTCCTTTGAAGTTCACTATAGTTAATAATATGTAGAAGATACATCTTGTCAATCCATTCTATCTTTCTGTTGTAGAGATTGTGTGCAGATTTTATGCGATCCTGCATCTCTTTTAACACATAAAAGGGAAGATCACGGGAATAGCTGACTATATCTTCTGAAGCTGGAGCATCCGGATCGTATTTCTTAACCACTGTACTTAGCCTTTATACTTAGGCTTTCTTCCGGATACTTTTCCGCCGTGGGCGTATCTCTTGTTACTGGCTGTGTAAGGTTTCTTTACTTTTCCGCCTCCCATCATCTTTTTAGATGATTTATCTTTTTTCAACAAGCCGCCCTTGTTTATAGCTATTGTTTTCTTTTCTTCCTTTTCTTTCTCTTTTTCAGCATTGAAAATATCGTCTATTTCATTCAAAAATTCTCTCTCTTTATAAGTTAGGGGTCTTTCCATGTCCATTAATTTCTTGTATCTAATCATGTCGGAATGAGATACTGTTTTATCCATTATCTATGTACTCCCCGTCTATAACATTGTGAACTTCTTTTTTCGCAGGAAGCAACACAACACCATGTACGACCTGACCCGTTATTTCTGTGGTCTGTTTCTTTGATACTCCTATACGGTCTAGTATGGACTCTGCTGACTTGATACGCATGTCCATCTGATTCAAGGGAGTTGTTCCATCTGCATCCAAACCCTCAACAATGCGGTAAGCAGCTTTCACACCATTTACAGCAAGAAAGTCTTTAGTCCGGGCAGAGATCTCATCACGCATGGACTTCATAAGACTTGATCGTGATGTTTTGTAGCCAGCAGTACGCATTGCTTCTAGAATCTTTCCACCGTTATCAAACAAGGCATCAAGGAAGGCAGCTTGCTTCTCTGTAAGATTACGGCTAGGATCAGTCCTGAATGGTGTGCCAGCTACGGCATTCTTACCTGCCATTGTACTTAGCCTTTCTTCCAGATACTTTGCCGCCGTGAGCGTATCTCTTGTTGCTGGTTGCATAAACTTTACCACCCTTATTTTTTACAACCTTTAAGTAATTTTTCGCTGCTGCATCTTCTGGAAAAGGAACCTTATGTCCCGCTGCATACTTTCTAACAATTCTTGGGTGTACCCCCCCCTCCAACATGTTCAGTATATTTTTTCCAATATTAACGCCACGAGCCTGTTCATCTACAGCTTCCTGATAAGGTCTACTTTTCTTATCGATGAACGCTTCATCATATTCGTTTTCTTTTGTTGTTTTTCTAGGAGATTTTTCTACTTTTTTTAGTGCAGCTTTTCGTGCGGCTGCTATATTTTTATAAATTTTCTTGCCAAGTTCTAAAATTCTAAATCCACCAGCACCAACAGGAACCAGAGAAAAAGCCACTCCCGCAACCGTCATTAAACGCTTTTTAGTCTTTTCATCTACGGGAATAGCTTTAGGTGTAGCTCCTTGAAGCTTTCCTTCATCCATTGCCATCTTAATAGAAGCTTCACGTTCTTTTCTTTCTTTCACAGTAGTCATTAAGATGTACCCCTACGTTCTCTTGTACTTAGCAATCACACGGATTGCAGTTGCAATCTTCGCATTTACAATTTGGATTATTACACTTTTCTATGATCATAATATTTCCCTTATTATCAAATACCAATATCTTTGGGTATCTCATGGGCAATTACAAATCCTTCAAAGCTCTCATCATTCACATTGTACACTTTTAATACAACAGAGTTTTTCTTTTTAAAATCTGTATATCCCATAACTACCTCTTTTACTTTAAAGTGGACTAAACTTTGAAGAAGAACACATCTCTGTGCAGATGCAAGGAATTGCATAAGCATGATAGCTTTCTGCATACCTTCTATGTCAGCTTTTGCAACTTCCATTATGTCTTCTTCAAATCGACATATGAAGCGTACACCTACACTATCATTCTTCTTCCATCCATTGCCGCTTGCAAAAGATGCCGGAACTATCCACATACACAGAATTAGTATGCATATGAACTTCTTTATATTTCTAAGTATCGCCATTGATAATACTCAGTTGACGGGGCTTTTTAGAATCCGGAATATTCTCACGCAGATAGATGACAAGAAGACCATTCTTCAGTATCACATTCTCTACTTCAACGTGTCTGCCAAGTGCAAAGACCTTCATGAAATTGCGTTTAGCAATACCCCTAGTATGGACAACAGATATGTCATCCTTAGATTTCTCTATGCTACCCTCAATGGTTAATTTCTGTCCCTGTACCTCCACGTTAAGATCATCCCTTCCGAATCCTGCAAGAGCAAGTGTGATCGTAAAATAACCTTTGCGTATCTCGGTTATGTCGTGGGGTGGGAAAGCTGATACATTTTGTTTTGAGCGGTGCAGTACGTCATCTATATTTGACAGGTACGGCTCAAAACCTACTGCGTGTCGAAAGAATGTTGGACCAAGCAATGCGTCTAATAACATAATTGTTCTCCTTGTATGCGAGAATTATTCTTTGTCCCAATCACGAAGGCAACAAAGAAGGGTATTGTGTATTGCGTGTTCCCTTTTTTGATAAATATGATGTATGGTTGGCAAAATGTGAACAAAAGACACAATACCACTATATACCATTATACACACGTATAGGCATGTTGTCAAGTAAAAAATGCACATTTAGTAAAAAAATAATTATTTTATCGAAATGTGCATTTTTTACTTGACAAAGTGCTAATCAGTGTGTATAATAGGAGATACTCCGTGTGCAGAGGGGAAATATACACCACCCCCTCTAAGTAGTCTCATAGTCAAAAGATTCACATAGACTGAAAGAGTATACATAGTCAAAAGATTCACATAGACTGAAAGAGTATACATAGTCAAAAGATTCACATAGAAAAAATAGTAAAAAATTCTCTCCTGTGTATATAGATATACAGGGGGGGCTAGTGGCCCATTCGCGCCCTTTATCCTTTTTTTTTATCTTTTCCATAACAAAATTATCATTGATATAATCCAAGCTTTATAGTCAATATAGATGGAAGGATTAATCATAGCTGTTAATATATATTTTTCGTACGCATATACATACACATTCACTTTATAGTGACAAATTATAGGATTGCTATACAAAATGCATTGTCGATGGGGGCTACGCGCTACCTAAACACAGACCTTGATAATTGATACTAGAACAATATCAATCATATGTTTGAATATCTCCAATTATTCACCTGACCAAAAGAAAAAAGACCCCGAAGGGTCTTATAAGTTTTCTAGCGGATATATTTATATAGGGTTTTTTTAGGTAAGCTTTTGATTAGAGCGCATTGTCAAGGAGAATACTGTCGAACCATTTGCATCTACGATGTGGATCTGCTGGGTGCCGAACCTTTTATCGAATTTGTCCACTTGATAACCAGCTACGTTGTTTACTGTTATAGCTGTCGTTGCGCCGTACATGGCGTATGTGTTATAATGCATATTTGTTATGGCGTTATATTTTCTTGAAGTAGTCATTTTTTATAATCTCCAATTTGGTTTGTGTCATTGTGTTATACGTGTGCATTTCTATAGCGTCAAGCATAAAATGCATAAGACCTAATATTAATACCGAAAGCACAATTGCAGGAATAACACAACAAATCACTAAATCCTTACCATTGTTCATCAGGGCTACTCAGCTTGCTAGGAGTATCGAGCCAACTATTATCGAGAACAGAAAACAGAATATGGTCCAGAATAACCACCGGCATTCGGTGAGATTCTTGATAGATATCCCCAAGACATTCAGAACAGACCCCAATGTTATTTCTGTCGGATGCAATCCTTGAGCCAAGCAATACCCCGCAATGAAAGCATAGGGTGTTATGTTTTTGCATTCCTTTCGAACAGGATGTGCGGTCGAATATAGCAGTCATGTCATATACTCCAAAGTTGTATTAGATTTTTAATTGTCTTTTCTTTTCTTCTTTAAAAATTGTTTGTGGATCTCCAGTTCTGTATCTGTCATGTTTAGCGTTACTTGCCACCCGTTCAGTTGATAAGGTCTAATTTTCTTATCGATGAACGCTTCGTTCTCTTTTTCTATGTCTTCTGTTTTTGTTGTTGTCATATTTAAGTATCCTTATATATTAGGCGAACAGAACAAGCAACACAAAAACCACAACTACAAGCATTGCAAGCCGGTAGATACTCAATAGTAGGCTTATCATACATGCACCAAATCTAACGCTTCAAGCAATGCACGGGCTTTGATATTTTGTGGGCCTCCATACAGTGAGACGTCAAGCTGATGGTCGCGTGACTTAGGTTGCCTTACTGGATTATGGTCAATAATATTAGTTACTGTCTGAAAAGCACCCCAAGCGGTGATACGATTAGTATCAGCCCTAGCACTCGATAGGGAATTACCAGCATTAAATATAAACGATGAATGAGCAGACTTTGGGAAGGTAGGTCTACGGATTGAGGTCCACTGGTTAAATTCGTCCGGCAAGGTTATTTCAGTTGAAGCGTTAGAGGTCGCCTCAGACATTTTTGCTTTTAACTCTTCCAATGTTTCCTTAAATTCACTTGAACATGTGGAAGGCATATCATAACCCCTAGCAAGAGCAATCGCCTTATTGACTGCTTTTGATTGATGAACACGACCCCTCTTGTCGGTTTTTAATTTACCACCAAAGACATGCTGAAAGTAGTCCAACTCTTCCGCACCACTCAGAACACGTCTAGCCATTGCCTTTGCATCCTGTTCGAAATTAACGAAAGCGTTGTGGAACAGATCCAATGCTGTATACATAATTTCTGGGTCAAACACCACCTTATGGTTGTGCTTAACAATATCGCTTGCCGACTGTTGCGCCAATGTCCAAGTGTTATTGCACACGACACGGACCGGACTGAACATGACACTATTCGCACAGCGTCCAGTGTGGTCCAGAGTAAATACGCAATTGCTGATAACCGTATCATTGCCGTCTAGTGTAAAGCCTTCTAACGGCGAAGCCATAACCCAAACTTTGCGACCATCAAACAGACTTCCGCAAGTATGAATATACAGCTTGCCCGATCCAATAAAAGGCTCGAAGAAATCAAACAGCGCGGTATTTTGTAAAGGAAGGTAACGCTCAGTAACACATCTGCCTAAAACTCTCCCGTCGTCGCGTTCAATAAAGAAGCTACCTTCAATCTCGGTCCCATCAGCCTTGCAATTAGGTTCAAGCCTCACTTCCCAATCAAGCTGGGCCTTAGTTTGTATTTCTCGAATGGGCATATTTTGGTCTATTTCTATTCCCAAGCCATGCCACGGAAGTTCACCCACAAAAGCCATAGTCTCCACAGCGTGTACCATTTTTAACCCTCCTCTAATATTGGCCAATAAATTGTAGTCGTACCCTTCGTTTTTATTTTTGATATTCTATGAACATTAACCGCTCTATAACCCTTATTTTTAACATCATAGACGCAAAGATATTTACCAGTAATATCGTTTGTTGTGCCGCTTTTAGTGTGTTTTGTAACACCTAGACGGCCATTCAAGGCTCTGATGCTGCCGTCTTTTTTATAAAATGTGACGGTAAAAAAGTTATTGCCAACAAGAGTTGCAATACAAGACGCACGGTAGTTTATTGGCATTATTAAAAATCCCTCTTGGTGATGATATCTAGATCGGAAAACTCCGCGTTGCATTTATCACACAACGGCCACCCAAGAATGGGAGGTTCATCTAGTCGAAAGATTTCTCGGCAATTTGAACATTCATACATATTTTTAAACCCCTATTTTTTTACATGCTCAACAATAACAGTCAAGCCGTCGTGCTTGTAGCAATTTAAACAATCCTTACATTTTTGACCAGTGCAAGGCATGAAATCGCCCGTTGCTTCAGTAGATTCGACATTGTTAAAAATCTTGTCGAAGAACTTATTAGGAACTTCAGACACAACGTTGTCAATTATTGGGTTAGAATACACTAGAATAAAATTAAGAGGCTTGACCGCTTCCAAGTCCCCAAAAACTTCATTAACTAGGTCTATTCTCTTAGTCCACAAAGCAAAATTGCAATGCGGATTTACTTCCGCTATTCGCAGGTAGTTTATTAGGTTATTTGTATTGATTAACTCCCCGTGAGCATCAAAACGAAAGAATGCGGAATTAATAAAAGGCAATTCTGTCAATGGTTCGGATAACAAGGCGCTATTCCTTTGAAGGGCTGGAACCGAATTTTTCCTAAACCCGGTCAACGAGTTCTGACTATAGCACCAAGTGCAAATGATCTTTTTATTTTTACTCCGATACATTCTATTGCAAAAATCATTCGACGTCGTATCAGTACTGATGGCCTTAAAATCCTCCAGCTTTCCAGTGAGAGTGGAGACGTGGATCTTTTGATGTTGTGTAATAAGCATACTATAGAGCATCCTTAATTGTGTACTTACATTTTACACTAAAATTTTTATGTTGTCAAGCTTATTTTTAGAACCACAGCAAAAACTATAGAATTAATGAGACAAGAATGGAAAGAGCAAGGATCGCGCCATTGGTGGCTAAGGTGAGCATGAGTATTTCAAGGGAACATTTCAATTAAACCTTTCGTTGACAAAATTTAGGTTGACAAAATATAAATCTTAAAGTCCTCGATGACCATAGTTAAGGGAATAGAGTTCTAATTCCAGTTGTTCCATGTATTTATTGCTCCTCCTTGATTTCAAACTGTTCAATAATTGTATTTGCAAGCAACTTATTACACAGTGCATTGATATTAAAATCATCCTTGCATTCTATTTCAAACCACTTTCCCATACTTAGAGATATTAATTGTCCATCTCCAAGTTCTGGGTTTCTATTTGCTGTTTGAAATATGGATTCTGATTCTATATCTTTTACACCATCACGTAATCTAATTTCAACCCTGTATTTCATTTATCCTCCCTTACTTCTTTATGAAAGATAAGTTTTGACATAACTCTGTAGTTACATTTGTTACACGTAAATTTAGCCGAATTGTCTTTGACAAAAGTTATGTCCCGTACCTTCATGGTTGGAAAGTACTGTTGACAAAATCTACAATGAAGAAAGAAGGATTCTTCAGGACTAGTCATTTCTCTCTAATTCCTTTACTCTGTCTTTAAGTTTCTTAAATTCCCAAGTCTTCGCTGTCTCAGCCATGAACCCTACTACAACTGTGTGAATGCATCCTGTACACAGTATAAGGATTACACAGCATACAAAAATTCTACTCATCATCTGGTTTAGTTAACTTAAATAGAACATAAGGATGAAACTCCCCAGATTGAAGAAGAAGAGATGGAGACTCCTCCTGTGTCCAGTCTGTTGCACCTGTATACTCCCACGTATACCCTTTACCCTGTTGCTCTTCAACTTTCTCTTGATACTCTGGACTTCCAATACTAAGTGTGCCTACTAAAAATGCTATTATGTCCGTCATCATTCTTCTATCTCCTTTGCAACAATTTGACCATACACCTTATCGTATATAGTGAAGCTTGATTTATGTACTCGTTCCACTTTGCTTCCTTCCGGATACTCTGTTGTCTTCTTGGTGTGTTTGTTATATTGTGTTCCATGTGTGACATTAACTGTATTGTAGGTGTGAAGAAGATGTGTTACCGGATTAATTGGATTTACTTTTTCCACGGTGTTCCATCCTCTTCATCCCCACCCACATTCTCAAAGCATCCTATCGAGAGAGAAACGTAACCCTCCTCATCTTTTATCCACATCCCATCTAGTTCATTTTCTTCTATGAACTGTGAGAGCATAGAAGAGACTTTCTCCCGTGAAGGGTATAAGTACCTCTTTAAAACGATAATTTGTTCCATTAACTTCTAGTCCTTTCTTAGTTTTTTAATAAGCTTGGTTACTAACCATATCGAGAGTGCTATACCTCCTAGTATGCTACCCATGATACCAAAGAACACAATAAATGAAAGTATCAGTTCTATCAATTTAACTCCTTTTTAACAACAATTGGGTTAAGGATTGTGCCTTCTAACAGCATCCTCTTCACTGCAACAGTATTGCAGAACCTTTGGAGACGCTCAGTTAAATGTGAAAGAGTAATCTCATTCGCATCAGCGGCTTCCCACATTGCTTCTGATTCAAAGTCTATGGTTATGGATATGTGATTTTCTTCAGACATTAAACTAGGGTTCCTTTGGAATAAAGAAATATTTACTTTGTACAGTGTTTATGTGATCCTGTAGATTGGATGCATACTTACTGCATTTCTGTAGATCGTTACTTATTGAGACAATAATGTATGTGCCAACCACAGAAAGAAGCAGTATACAGCAAGCCATAAATTTATTCACTGGGCATGTCCCTCATGTCGTTTGGTCTTCTGGCAGAACATCCACTACCACCCAGACATCATTATCCTCCTTCCATGCGGAAGGGCTTGGATCAATGGGATAAAAATCACTGGCGGGAAATTTTTCCCACACATTGTACAAACCATCAGAACGTTGTCTATACTCCCTTTTAAGGGGATCTTTTCTTTTCCTACGCATCACTCAACCTATCCTTCCAAAATTTCTTACAGTCTTCCATATGGTCTGGATCGTACCCGTTATCACGCATCTCAGCTCTAACTTGAGATTCTAGATAACAGTATAGCACGGTTTTAGGGTTCTTGTCAAGAATTAATTTGCTCTTCATAGATAAATCTCCTTTTTTCAGGTTTTATGATCCTCTGCGTAAAAAAGAACTTGACAGATACTCTAAAATCATGGTATACTGTTATCTGTACAATGGATATAGACACACAAATAAGAGAAAGTAAGAAAAATGGGTTATCATAGAATCCAAAAAGATCTAGAGCGCCGAATGAAACAGAAACGTAGGGATATAACAGCTTCCAGTCTAAGTGACCCTATGTTTAAAAAGCGTGTTGTAGAATCTGAGAAAGAAAAACATAAACGCAGAAAATTGACAAAACAAGACATTGAGAACAGAGTATATCATGAGTATGAAAAGTGATCCTTTGCATCCTGACAAAGTTAAAAAATGGATAAAAACACAGCAACGTCTTGCTTCTGAGGAAAAGAGAAACGAGAGGCTTGGTGTTAAGGGATCTACACAGCGTAGAAACTTTCATGAAGCCTACATACGCAGTATGAATAAATATCTTCGAGACGGTATGTGGGTAGATCTTCTGTACGGAGAGCATCAGGAGAATATAATGCGTTATCGATGTGTTACTCTTGCGTATGATAACAAGGGTAATCCTAAACGGAATGTAGGAACATTCTATCCGGATGTGCCTTGTATCTACACTAGAGAGATGTTTGTTGTGGACAAACAGTAACCCAAACTTAGGAGAAACACTAATGAGTAATATATTTTCTCATAAATTAAGCTCTATTGCAAGTTTCATTGAGAAAGGAAACGAAGAAGCTGATTATAAATTACATATAATTATAAATGAAAAAAATACTACCAAGACAGAAGTCGTAAAGTTCGATTCAGAGATCGGAGCTAGAGCCTATCAAATGTTTGCACATAATTTTGATAAAACTATTGAATACAAAAATAAAACTGAAGAGTATCGGGACAGTGGATTTACGGATGATTTTGGAGTACACATGGAATGAAGGTTTCTGTAGAAAATTATATGGGTACGGACCTTACAGTAGTCAACTCTGCACGAGTATCTTTTGATAAAAAATCTGATACCCTGACACCAAAAGATAAGAAGTTAATTAGATACCTTGCTGAGAATGGGCATTGGACCCCATTTGGACACTGTTTCATTCAATTCAGGATCAAAGCTCCTATTTTTGTGTCTAGACAGCTAGTAAAGCATCAGGTAGGCTTGGTGTGGAATGAAGTCAGCAGAAGATACGTGGATTCTATACCGGAGTTTTTCTATCCCTCTGAATGGAGAGGCAGACCTGCTGACAAGAAGCAAGGAAGTTCCGATAAAATTGTAGAAATAAATCCATCCGGAAGAGCGGGTCCAGCTATGGTTGATGACTATCATCACGCTATGCAAAAATGTTTGTGGACCTACAACCAACTTCTCAGAAGGGGTGTCTCACCTGAAATGGCTAGGATGGTTCTTCCTCAAAGTACGTACACTGAGTGGTACTGGAGCGGTTCTATGTTTGCCTTCAGCAGAGTATGTAATCTACGATGTAAAGAAGATGCACAGCAAGAGACAAGAGAGATAGCATTGCAGATTGATGAGGAGTGTTCAAGACTATTTCCTGTATCTTGGACGGCTTTAAGAAAAGGTGAATAAGGATGGAAATAACTTTAAATGATAGAGAACTGAAGTTGTTGAAAGCATATATGGGTCATCATGGATGGTCAGACTTATTGGTAACGTATCCCAATCGTGATAATCTATGTAATAAGGATTCTCCTTCTGTAAAATTATATGGCGGTCTACGACCAAAATTCAGGATGACAGCCAATGAGATTGAAACATTCCGTAAAAAAGTAGATGTATAATGACACAACATAAAATACCACGGTATCTTGGAAGTACACCTAAACAGCCGCAAAGCATTATTGAGTATTTTAAAAACATTATTAAAAGAATAAGGAAATTACTTTTATGAAAGAGGATTCAGGAGACAATCTAGAGGCAGAACTTTCCCTGCTCTTAGGAAAAGTACGGATTATTATGGAGAAAAGAAAGAAGAAGGTAGAAGATCTTAAGAGAGAAATAGAATATATAGAAAAAGCCAATGAAACATTGGAAACTTCTATTAGTCAAATGCTGAAGGACTTTGAATAATGAAAAGAATGCCTGTACCGAAGAACGTATTGACAGTAGCAATTGGCAAAGCTAAAGAACTTGGTGTATTAAAACATTCCATTTCGAAGGGTAAAGGGAATGTGTACGGATTTGTGGGAGAGGAGTGTACGTACTCACATCTGTTACAGAAATTCGTGGACATAAAAAAAGAAAGGACGTATGACTATGATCTTCTGCTTAACAACAAATTGAGAATTGATGTTAAAACCAAAACAACATCTGCTATCCCTAAACCGGAGTACGACTGTTCTGTAGCTTCGTACAACCCGAAACAGAAGTGTGATGCATATATGTTTTGCAGAGTACATCTAGACCTAAAGACAGCGTGGATACTAGGGTGGCTGACAAAAGATGAGTTCTTTAATAAGGCTGAATATTGGGAGAAAGGAAGAATTGATCCAACAAACGGATACACGGTTAAAGCTGACTGCTATAATGTGAAAATAGGTGAACTTAATCCAATTGAGGAGTTAACAAACTATGGAAGAACAGCTAGAGTTGTCTCTCGATAAGAATACAGGACTACAGCCAATGAGAAAAGTTGAATATCGGAGCTTCAAGTACATGGGTGAAATGTACATTGAGGATGACGGTCACAACAAGAAGATACAACATTCTCTTATGTGTCCTGACGGAGAAATAGCTCCATTCCCTTACAGCCCTTATGCCTACCCAGCACAAAAAGATGTTGAGGCTGTAATTAATGATATGATAGCTATAAGAGTCCTTGTGCCATCACTAAAGAGGTGGAGTGTACTGATTAATGAACACATACATAATTGACATTGAGGCAGATAGCCTGACGCCGTCTGTTATATGGGTTGTGGGCTTGCAACAAGTAGGTAAAGA